CTGACGGAATGATTGGCATGTCATCTTACTAATTTTTAATTAGAAGTCTAATTTAATTTTTATAAGAGCTTCTCGTGTATAATTTTTTAATAATGGCTGAGATAATTTTGCTGTTGCTAATAGCTCTTTTCTTGTATTATATAATCCAACGGTTGTTATATATACTTGAGGGTCATTAATCATTGTATTGAAAAATAATTGTCCTAATGTGCCTGTCACAAACGATGGGTTATTTGAATAATTATATTCTGCATTCTTAACTCTAACAAAGTAATATGTTGATTTAACTTGCTCGGATGATCTAGATTGAATACCGCCGGTTATACTAGTTGGTGTTAAAGCTTGTGATCCGGATAATGACTTAAATAACTTAGTAGCATTCGCGCCTTGTACTAATGAGCCTGAAACACTATCAAAATTAAGTCCTCCGTTTGCATACGTCTTATTTAACTGATCTGCATTTAGTACTGCAATACCATGTTGTGGATATAACAATCCAAAATATGTTGGCGCTCCGGCACTATGAATATTAGTGCCAGTATCAATTGATCCAGAAACTAAATTATAAACAAGGCCGCCTTCAGATATGCTCCCACCCGATGTTAATGAAGAATCATCGATGACAGAATAATAATTCCCCAAGCCAGATACTCTAACGTTAGACCCAGTATGGGCTGCATTATATATAGCCGAATCAGGCATTGAGCCTGATAGCTGTGCAAATGTTAATTCAAAATTCCCTGGGTCCAACTTTTCTCTATATCTAGCCCTATTAAAATTTAATACATAAATACTGTCAGAATCAGTGCCATTAAATGTAAATTTCTTATCCAATGGAGATAGTAATAATTGGGCATATTGTTTATATATTGCTCTCGTAGGCGTATCATTATTTAAATTGCCTGTAGTATCAATTGACCCAGATCCTCCGTAGTGTCCATATGCAACTGATAACTCAGGGTTGGCATTGGTATCATCCGCCGGATCGCCGGTTGAATATATATCTTGGAAATATGTTTGTTGTGTTGCGGTCAAATTTGAGTTCAAAAACATTGAAGTTAAACTACCGGTGTTTCCGGCGAATAGGCCACGCGTCACTATTTCAACATTATTAGGCAATATGTCATCGGTAGGATCGAAACTAGTAAATATTCTTCCTAACCGTTGTCGTGCCCTCGCTTGCTCACGTTCTCGTATAATCTGATCAGCCAATTGCCTTGCTAATGCCTCAACCTGGCCAGTCGCCGCGACCGGATTTGTTGATCTGTTAAATGCAACTGGTCCTCTGTTATTTATTGCCATAATTTATTTTCCTGTTATCCTGCTGTTAGTCCTGTAGTAGCTATTTCAACTTTTTTAACTGTCAATGTAACTGATGCTCTTCCGCCAGTCTCATTGCCTATAAATAATATTGTAATTGACCTATCAGCGGTTAATAATTCTTTTGCAGTTATTTCAAATTGGACGCCGGAAACTGTAATACTTTGTGCTGCCTCTGAGTCACCTATAAACTGCGGTACAGATGCTGCTTGATCTCTTACGCCTCTTACTGCAACAATTTCAGCAACATCTGAATCTGATAAAATTGCGGTGTAGCCAAATCGTCTATTCCCTCCTTGGAAGTTAACTGTTTGTGGTGTAATTGTAACACTCTCATTTGACTGCAATTCAATTGTTGTTTGACCAACACTTACGACCGGTATACGTGCAGTACCTTTTGGTAATGTTACTAATTTATATTTTAACATTTGAGTTTCATCTGCCAATGCCTCTACAATTGGCATATTTTCTATAGCAGCGCCGTAATATGCATTGCCCAACGGATGCTCAGGATTATATAAATCATAATCTACTTCGTCATCTGCCAAAGCAAATTGTGTAATTTTGAATTCATCCCTGCCTCTCGCTAAAAGTTCTCTTCCTTTTTTAGTAAGAATGGCATCAACTGTAATCGTTGAATTATTTAAGTATCCCATAGTTATTCCTATCTTTTTAATAAATATGCTTATGCATGAATTTATCTAACTTCTAAATTGCCCGGATTTTGTGCATTCGGCGCACTATTAAATACTAAGGTGTTTGGGTTAGTCGCGAACACCTCAATTACTGGTCCTTGGTTGATTCCATTTACTGTCGTCGAAACATTAATGCCTGGGCCTGTTAATTTGCATCCAGTATATCGTTGGTTCTCTGTCATTTGGAAAAAATCGTCCCTATACCCAACATCTTCGAGGCTTTGGCTATACGATAATCCTAAACTCTGACTAACTGCCTGTTGTTTGTTCTTTTCATATTTTGAAGTAGCAGACCCAGTGCCATAATAATGTTTTACTAACTTAAAAATATTACTCACACGTTGGTCTAATATTATACTACCCGTCGGCGAATATGTTAATGGAGACAATGTCCCCGTTATCTCAGATGCTAACCCCAGGCTTGCGGCAGATGCTGATGCAAATTGGTAAGGTCGTATACTATATATATGTTTGTAAACCGTAGCCGTATATGGATCTCCTCCCGGCAGTCCTCCATTTTCGCCGGCGAAGTTGGCAATATGATTTCCTGTATCTGAATATCCACTATCTCCTATATGAAACACCTGGACCGCGCTTGTATATTTATGCGGCATATCAATACTAGCTGATAAAAACCGTATATCGCCTGATACAGCTTTAATCGGCTCCGGTATTATACCATCATGATGTAATGACTCGCGCGAAGGCCTATTTGTCAATTTCACTTTAGCTCTTTCTAACGCATGCGGTTCAATTAATAGCCCCATCACATTATCGACCCGCTCTGGCAATAATTGTTCTATCTGATTAAATAATGCAAAATCAAATTGACTAAATATTCTCAAATACGCATTTATGTCATTTTTATCTGAATACTTTTTCCAGTACTCTTTTGAAAATTTAGATAAATCTGGATACTCTGATACTATCTCATGGTCTGGATCGCCTATATAGTCATCTAATGCAACATCGCCGATATGATTAAAAATTTCTTTATTAATTTGGTCCGCAGCGGAATAAAATAGGCCAACTCGATTTGTATCAACTGATGCACGATCGAACCTTGACCTTTCGGCTGTCGCATTTGGAGAGAGACGACGTACTAATTCATTTGACTCTATTCGAATCTTTTGTGATCGAGGTACGCTGCCACCTAACGATACTCCCTGAATATAATAAGTCTCTTCTACCGGGGCATAATTGCCTCTCTGTGTATTTGATGGGACGCTAAACCCTGATGCCGATGCATATTGATTTACCCCATCAGGGTATGCAGGAGAAAAATCTGTTATTGTAGAATTTGGGTGACTTGATGTTATAAATAATCCATGGCCGGCTGTATGGTCAACGGCGTTCATATCAGTCCCAAATGGATAATGTCTTACTAAGGTATCATATGATGATGTGGCAGATAAACTAGACACATATGATGTCGGATTTGTGGTATGTAAATTGAATGTTTTGTGATCTAATACTTCCATCCATTCGCGATATTCTTGAATACCTCCATGGAACCCTCCAGGCGCCAACGGCGTAAGTAAACCACTTCCCGTGCTTCCTCCTACTGCTAACCATTTAGTGCCAATAGCGTCGGCCCAACCTTTTCTAACATTTTCTCCATTAGCAACACTCGAGCCAGACCCGGGATAAAGTGACCCAGACGTACTATGTACTATTTTATCGGATATATAATCGGAAGCTTTTTGTGTCTCGAAATAGATCTTTGGGACGGTGTTAATGCCGGTATTGAAACTAGATGTTACAAATGGAAATTGTGTCCACAATCGCACATTCCAAAAATCTCCATCATATAATGGTACCCAATCTGTAAATTCATTTGTGGTGTTATTTGTAGCATGCGATCCGCCATCATCTCCTCCATATGTCCTCATCTGGAAAAATAATCTTCCATATGAATCACTTCCGGAATAAGACCCGGTATATTGTACTCCTAAATTCCAATGTACGTTGTCAGCTGACGAGCCTTCATGAGAAAGCATAGTCATGCTAGTCTTTGTACTAGGCTTAAATCTAAACTCAATAGTATCAGCTGGCCGTTCGTCAGCAGACATCCCATCTAAATTTGTTGAATCATAGTTGCCGGCCATGCCCCAATTGTCTATAGAACTAGAATACCAATCTCGTTGATATTGTATATTTGCACGATTAGCCGAGCTTGACTCTATTTGCAATGCATATGAAAATCTATCTTCAATCAGAGTAGGCACATCTTCAGCAACCTTAGGTCCACCATATTCTCTAATGCTTAGTAAAGTCTGAGGGATACCATAAGTATTCATTAATGCTTTAACTGACCTTGTAGTACCCTTTGTTTTAAGTAGATAGGGTAAATTATTAACTATTCTACGCCATACTTCTGTTGTTATCTCTTCATCAGACTTGGAAAACATATCACCGGTGTTTGCAAACGCTCCGGAGCCAGAGTCTACTCCTAATTTATATTGCCATAGTTGAGATGCCTGTTTTCCATCTTCTAATGTCCATCCTAATGATTGAGCAACTTGGTATAATGTATCTTTACTCTGACCTAATTTAGGATGTTCCTCTGGTTTATAGACTTTTGTTAAATTTTCAATATGTGTATATAAAATATCATAGTGGTGTCCTATCATATTTACAAATAATTCATATTCGCTATTATTAGGATCTAGTCTAATATGTTCTGGTATAGATCTAGACAATGAATTATTGTTTTCGTTATCATAAAATGATGCCGACGTATGCCATCCAGTATACCAAGCCTCCCCAATATCACTAGTCGATGAATGTAAATAATACTTGCTTCCAGATAGGTACTTCGGATATGATGTCAAACGATATGGTTGTGCGCCCAAGAAGCCACCTTCTGCCACATACATGCCATCTTTATTAGTATTATCTGAATACACATCTTGTGATGTAAATAAGCTACTTGTTGAGTCATTATATAGCCAACGTTCGAAGCCATCAAAATTGCCTATTACATCGTCCTTTCTTTTTTGATTAACTGCTACATTGCCTTGTAATGCAGAGGTATCGGTTCCCGATGCTGCATTTAACGTACTAATACGGCCGTCATAATATTCTACTAGTCCTAACTTATACTTAAAGTTAGCTAACCGTTCTGTTGCGGATGAAAAATGGATAAAGTTTTGAAACCCGGAATAATCAATATTAACGGATTGTCCCATTGACCCGGAAAATATTCGATCAACGATTTGCTGAGAAGTTGATGTATTTGCATCTAATAATTGATTCCATGATTTAAAATCAGTTTCAGTTACAGTGCCTCTCGTCGTGTCTATGTTAAAATTAGGGCCGCGGAGGCTATGTGGTATTTCGACTTCCGGGCCTGGTCCTGATAGGTTGATATTATCTATATATGCATCAGATAATTGCTCTATCGTCCATAATTTTTGTTTCGCAACAATATCATCAGGCAATGGTGCATATAATCTAACTACAAAATCATTTTCACCATGCCAATCTTTTTGGTTAATAATTTTATAAATCTTATTATTGCCTAAATTAACTGCTAAATCATCAGACAGCGGTCGTTCTCTAGTACTAAGTATTATTGGATTTCCGGATTCATCTAATACTGAGGTCTCCTTGCCATTACCATCTAATTTTGTTTCGTATACCTTTTCAATATATTCGCCGCTACCAAAACTGTCGATATACCCCTCAACATCCAACTCTGTGTTTGGCAACGCTTTTATCCAAACCTCTTGCCGGTCATCAGATATTTCTTTAATATAAAGGTCTGGTCCAGCAGCCGACCCGAGCAAATTTTTATATACATTAACAACAACTTCAAACTGGCCACGTTCGATCCCTAGGGATTGACATGCTTGTCCATAATTAATATGTAGTTTATTGCCTCTAATTTCAAAGTCATCAACCACACCGCCGGTGATATACGTTGATTCGGATCCGATTGTGTATAAATGTATTTCTACTACCGGCCTTTCTTCCGGCATCACATTTTTTAGATCAAGTTGTAAGATATCTAAATCTGCTTCGTTCCAGACAATGCCACGTACAACCCCATCAGTTTCTTGTATTTCTTTTTTATTTGAAAATCTATCTAATGCCATATTAATCTACCTTTGGTATGTAATTGTCAAACGTACATCCGGGAACATGTTCGTTCAAGATGTTTTGTGGTCCTGCAGGCCAAATTATACCATACTTCCTCGAATTTGTATCTTCATACACTTTCTTTCTCAAATATTGTATTGCATCATACTGTCTTTTTAATTGATCTATTAAATAGAGATCAATGTTATCACGTAACAGTACTGTTTTTTCGAATAACCCATTTTCATTTAAGTCATTACATAAATTCCGTACAGATATTATATATTCAAATAGTTGTTGGAACTCCTCTACGGAACTAGCGGCCATTATTTCGGCATCTACACTTCCCATGCCATCGTATATCTCATTGATATCCTTGGATACCTGCATCATTTCTTTATCGGCAGTAGTCGACTCTAATCTAAATTCTGTGAACTTCACATCATGATGGTCTGTTATAG